GCTTAATATTCAAAACTAATAGTAATACAGGCGATACAACAATATCTGGCTCAAATAATATTTTTGTTAATCCTAATACAGCAACTGCCGGATTTAGAAGATTTATGACTGCAGGTAATATATTCACTAGCAATGCTGCTACACCACAGATAAGTGCAAGTATGGCATTTCCAATTACAATTAGTAATAATATTGGTAATCCGACCATATCAGTAAGAGGACCTGTTAGTTCTTCTGCATGGACCTTATCAAATAATATATTTACAAATGGTACACTTAATATAGGTGTTTCTGCAGCAAATAACGCAGAAAAAATGACCGCAGGATGTAGTGTTACTAACAATATCATTCAAGGTACTGTACAATTAAGAGCACAAACATCAAATTTAGCACAAGCGGCAGTATTTTCTAATAACTCTGTAATAGGTGGAACTTGGACATTTATACAAACGAATTCACCAGTAAGTGCTACCAATAATTTATTAATGGGAAATGGTACAGGTTGGTCATTTAACAATAACTGGTATCATAATACACCTGGTGCAGGTATCCTCACTTTCTATGGTAATACCTTTACAGGTGATAATAATATCGTTACTTTAAGTGGAAGTACTTCACCTGGTGGCATTGCAACAATATTCAATACACAAATGTTTGGTGGATATAACGACATATATGTTAATCCAAATTCAACACAATTTGGTATTGGACAAACCTTAATAGCAGGTAATGAATTAACTATTTATGGTACTGCCTTAAATACTGACCCATTAGATGCTTATGGTACTGCTGTATTAGGTAGATATAACGCAGTTGATGGAAGAAGAGATAGAAGTAGAGAGAATGTACTCATAGTTGGTACAGGTAATGCAAATGGTAATAAGACCGGTTTCTTAATTGACTCTGGCTCTAACACATTCATTGAGGGAACTCTTAATGTTAGTGGAGCAACATCATTAAATGGAAATCTAATTGTAACAGGTAGTTTAACTGCATCATTAGGGCAAGGTCTTATGTATGTTGGAAACTCAGCTGGTTTAACATCAACAATATCAACAGCATCATTGGCAGTAGAAAATGCATTAACATCTTCTATCACAAGAAATGTTGTAGTAATTGCAAGAAACAATAACGCATCTACTCTACCTGCAGGAACTGTTGTACATATTACTTCAGCAGTTGGTGATAACCCTGTATTTACAACTGCTTCATACGATACAGAAGCACTTTCTTCAAATACATTTGGTTTATTAAGATATTCTTCAGCACCAGGAGCAGATGTTGAAGTTGTTGTTAATGGTGTTGTAACAGGAGTTAATACTGACCCTGCATTGGGATATACAGCAGGTGATATAGTTTACTTATCATCTTCTGGTCAATTCACAAGAGTTCAACCACAAGCACCTAATCAAATCGTAACATTAGGACAGGTCCTTCGTGCACAACAGAACAATGGTTCAATCTATGTTAGTATTAATAACGGCTGGGAATTAGATGAATTACATAATGTTCAAATAACTAGTCCGCAAACAGATAATCTATTAGTATACGAAAGTGCATCATATGGTTTATGGAAAAATAAAACTCTGACTGCAATAGGTGGATTAACAACTTCTTCATTCAATACAGCAACAGGAAGTTTCCTAACCACAGGCTCAGTTGCAGGAAATGTATTAACATTCACAAAAGGTGACGCAAGTACATTCTCATTAACAGTAGCAACAGGTTCTGGCGGTGGTGGTGGTTTCCCATACACAGGCAATGCAGTAATAACAGGCTCATTAGGAGTAAGTGGTAGTGTATTTGGTGGAGTTGTAGCATTAAGTGTTGCAAGTTCTACAGCATCAGTTGACTTCTCATTAGGAAATATATTTACTCTTACACTTCCAACTGCATCTGTAACACATATCGTTCCAACTAACATAAGAGCAGGACAAACTATAAACTTAAAGATATCACAACCAGCAAGTGCTAGCACAGGTTCAGTAACATTCTCACCATTAGTACTTTTCGCAGGTGGTGCAGATTTACAAGTTACTCCAACAGGATCAGCAATTGATATGGTTAGTTTGATTGCATTTGATACAACTAATGTAGTAGCAGCAGGTATTAAAAATCTATTATAATATGTTTACACCAATAGCAGTTGATAATTTAACGCTACCTGACCAATCATTAAGAGAATTCGGAACATTTGAAGGTCAACAATGGATGGCAGCAATGTCTCAATTGAATACTACAAATTTTGAATATCAAACTAGTTCAGTTCGTATTGGTAGTGCATTATCCGGAACAACATATAAATACATTGGAGCAGCTTTAGCAAGTAATGGAAAAATATATTGTCCAGGTCATAATCAAAATAGAACATTAGCAGTTAATACATACGATAATACTGTAGCTGAATTAACAGGTGCAACTAATACGCAGAATTCGGGAATGTTTTATGATAAGATAACTAACTTTTGTTATGCTTCCGGAAACGGTGGTCTTAAAGTAGATTGTGCAACGGATACTCCTAGTAATATAACTTCAGGTACTAATAGAGCCACACCTACCGTGCAAAGTGGAAATGGAAATAGAGGAATTTCAGGAGCTGTTGCATTTAAGACTGCAGGTGTTTATGATTATAATATAGCAACAAATACAGCAGCTTTGGTTTCTGCAAGTGCAGGATATAGAGCAGGTGTATGTATAAGTCCAGTAAATAATGCTGTATTTTTTGGAAATGATACAGCAACTAATTATATAAGATTTGAGCCTGCAACAAATACTTTAACTACATTTGGAACAATAACAGCATATCGTCAACCATCAATCATAAGTTATTTTGATGGGTATGTTTATAGTTTACCAGCAAATAATGGAACTGTTATTAAAAGAATAAATCCTGTAACATTAGAGGTTGTAGATATATTTACACCAACATTTGAAAATGGAGATGGTTCTGCATGTATTGGAGCTGATGGTAGAATATATAGAGTATTTGGCAATAATGGAAGAGTAAGGTGGTATGACCCAAGAACAAATACAGAAGGACTTTTATGTACTTTATCAAATTCAGATGTAAACTATTCTTCTATCCGATTAGGTGTAGATGGTTCTCTTTATTGTATTCCTAGAGACGCAGCTTATGTACATAGAATTGCTCCTGCAAGAGGTAGTGAATATGTAACTAATATAATTAAAGAATTCAATTTCGGTGGAAGATATTGTTGGGTATAAAATTATTAACTATGCATTTTAATATAGAATTAGATGACCAATATGAAATAGGATTTCCAATAGAAGTTTATTGGAAACCAATATTACCTGATTTATATCCTGTAGAGGATTATACTTTAATTGGTAATACATTAGAGTTTGACGTGGATTTTACTCCGTGGCAATTTCCACCAGATTATCCAATTGAAATAGTAGTAATGCAAAATGATATAGTGATATATCTAAAAGAATATATAATAGAATAAAAAAATTACAACTTTACAAAAAATCATTGTTAAATAAATAAAAATAGAAATCATGAACGCAAAACAAGTTCTTAATAAAATAATTACACTCTTATCTAAAGATGAAGTGGAATTAACTTATGCAAAATTAGCAGACGGAACAATTGTAGAAAGCCCAACATTTGATGTAGGCGAAACACTTGACGTAGTTTCAGAAGATGGAACTAAATCACCAGCACCTGATGGATTTCACGATTTGAAATTAGAAGGAGAAGAAGGTGAAGAAGTTTATATTAAGGTAAAAACTGAAGGTGGTAAAATCGTTGAAAGAGAGAATGTAGAGATGGCAGATGCTGAAACTAAAAAGGTTGAGGACTTACCACAATCTAATATTGAAGAAGAAGCAAATGTAATCCCTGATATTAAATCACCAGCATCAGATGCGAAAGGAACTAAACCATCTTCAATGATGGCTGAAGTAACTGAAGAAGCAGAAAACGATATCCCACAAGTTGGTGATGGCGTTCCTGCTGACATCAAAGAAGGTGAAGATACTCCAATGACAATGGGAGATATGCAAAAGAAAATGGAAGAGATGGCATATCGCATTGAGGAAATGGAAAAGAAGATGGCAAAGATGGCAGAAGTAGAAATAGAAGTAGATAGCGAAAAAGACGAAGAAGAAAAAATGCCTGAAATGGTAGAAGAAGAAGAGTTAGCTAAATTAGATGGCGCTCCAGTTGAAACCGCTACTAAATTCTCTTCTGAAAATAGTAAAAATGTATTCGGTAAGAAAGCAGTGAATTCACAATCTGCATTCTTATCTAAACTTTATAAATAATCTTATTAAATAATTTTTAACAAAAGGTAACAATGAAAAAATTACAAAAATTCACAGAGCCACAAATCACCTCTACCTACGCAGGTGAGTTTGCAGGTCAGTATATTGCTGCGGCTCTTTTGTCAGCTAGAACGCTTGACAACAAATTGATTACCATCCACCCAAATGTAAAATTCAAAGAAGTTTTACAGAAGGTTGCTGTTGATGGTATCGTGCAAGACGCATCTTGCGATTTCGTAACTTCAGGTAGCGTAGTATTATCTGAAAGAATCCTTGAACCAAAAGAATTACAGGTTAACTTACAATTATGTAAGCAAGAATTCGTAGATAGCTGGGAAGCATTACAATTAGGCTATTCAGCTTTTGATTCTATTCCTGCTAACTTCAACGATTTCTTAATCTCTTATGTAGGTGGTAAAGTAGCTGAAGCAACTGAACAATCTATTTGGCAGGGTGCTAACGTAAACGGTCAGTTCCTTGGTTTCCAAACTGCATTCTCTGCATCTATTGCAGCGGGTGGTTCAACTGCAGTATTAGCAGCTAAGAGTGGTTCAATTATCATCTCTGGATCTGTAACTTCTGCAAACGTATTAGACAAATTAAATTCTGTTGTTAATACAATTCCTGATACAGTTTATGGTAAG